GGCCCTGGTCCATCAGTTCGGGGACGGCCGCACCGGCCAGTGGAGAGTGCCCGGAGAATTCGGCCAGCAGGTGGACATTACCCGGGACAACACTACGCTGTTCTGTGGGGACCGGGACATGTTCATATTCCTGGCGGACGAGCAGAACAGAATAGAGCTGCCGAACAGGCGAGACGGCCAGACCGGCCAGCTGGCTCGCGGGTTTTTTGTCACTAATAGCCAAGTCGGGGCCAGGGCTCTCACGGTTAAGACTTTCCTGTTCGATGAGGTCTGCTCTAACCGTATCGTCTGGGGCGCCCTGGAGCTGGACGAGATTAGTATCAGGCACACGGCCAGCGCGCCGGACCGGTTTATTGAGCAGGTGCAGCCAGCTCTGATCAGCTATGCCAACAGCAGCGCTGCTAATGTGCAGGGCGCCCTGCTGAATGCGCAGGCGGCCAAGCTTGACAAGGCCGGAGAATTCCTGGCCAAGAGGTTCGGGCCCATGGTGGCTAAGAAAATAGAAGCGGCCCATATCGGAGACGAGCAGCGGCCGGTGGAAACCATGTGGGACGCAGTGACAGCTGTCACTGCATATGCGCGCACTATTCCCTGGCAGAGTGACCGCGTTGAAATCGAAGCCCAGGCAGGCGAGCTGCTGGACCTAGTCGCATAAAGCCCCAGCTGCCCCGATTAGACCCGGCCATAGCGCCGGGTTTTTTTACGGGTTACAGCTGGCCGCTGCGGCTGGGTTTTCCGCAGCAGGCTAGCGCCGGGGCTCGACTAATCCCGGGCTGCAGCTGCTGCTCTGTAGACACTTAAACCTGCCCCATGGTCCCTGGGCCCTGGTCAGTTATTCGGGATTAATCGCGTATGCATACACGGCCAGCTGCAGCTGCAGCTGCAGCTAGTCCCTGGTCCCTGGTCCTGGCCCGCGAGCTGCTGGCCCCAGCTCGTGAGCTGCTGGCCCATGGTCCCTGGCCCGCGAGCTGCTGGCCCTGGTCCCTGGCCGCGAGCTGCGCGAGCTGCTGCCCCAGGGCCCAGGTGCAGGGTCCAGGTGCAGGGTCCGGTCCCACTAATTGAGGTAATTGGCCCTCTGAACCCGCGCGCCAGCTGGGCCCGCTTGGCTTAACTTGGCTGTATGTCATCCGGATGACATACAGCTGCAGCTGGCCCATGTTCCCTGGTAATCGATCCCTAGCTCGTTATCCCAGCAGCTGGGCCCCGGTGCCCGGTGGAGTGCCTGCGGCCATTCCAGACCAGCCACAAGCCATGGGCCCTGGCTCGCGGCCAACGGCCACCGCGCGCTGGCTGCGCAGGCTTTAGCCCGATTTCTGGCAAATAATCACTGGTCAAAATAGATTTAGTCAGTGTCCACTAACATGTTTCACGTGAAACACCCCCGTCAATTAAAAAAATTAATCGGCAAAAAATTTTTATAAAAATTTTGAATGAAAAAACACCCTGTGTTAAATTCGCGGTATGCCCGAGGTCCGTGATCCGTCGTTCGTTCCCCCTGAAGTCCAGGCCGAGCAATTGCGTTTGGAGTTGCGTTTAGCGCAGATTTCGGCGCGTGAGAAGGCAACGTCGAACTTTTTAGATTTTTGTAAATATGTGTGGCCGGAGATGATTGTGGGTGCGCATCACAGGAAGATTGCGGCGGCGTTGGACAGGGTTGTGGCGGGGGAGTGTAAGAGGCTGATGATTGCGATGCCGCCGAGGCATGGGAAGAGTCAGATGGGCAGTTATTTGTTTCCGGCGTATCTCATGGGCAAGAGGCCTGAGTCCAAGCTTATTGTTGGGTCGCACACGGCGGAGCTTTCGCAGCGGTTTGGTCGGTTGATCAGGAATCTTGTTGGTGGTGATGAGTACAAGGAGTTATTTCCGGATATGGCCTTGTCGGCGGACAGTAAGGCGGCGGGGCGGTGGGACACGAGCCGTGGTGGGGAGGCGTTTTTTATTGGTAAGGGTGGTGCGATGACGGGTCGTGGTGGGGATGTTGTCATTTTGGATGACATCTTGGATGAGCAGGATGCGATGTCCATGACGGCGATGGAGAGCACGTGGAACTGGTACACGTCGGGGCCTCGGCAGCGGTTGCAGCCTAATGGGGCGATTATTGTGATTAACACCCGGTGGAGGACGGACGATCTCTCTGGGCGCTTGCTCAAGCAGCAGGGGGCGTTGAAGGCGGACAGATGGGAGGTATTGGAGTTTCCGGCGATTTTGCCTTCTGGGAATCCATTGTGGCCGGAGTATTGGAAGTTATCAGAGTTAGAGGCGGTGAAGATGAGCATTGGGCTATCCAAGTGGAATGCTCAGTGGCAGCAGCAGCCGACTAATGACGAGGGGGCGATACTCAAAAGGCAGTGGTGGAAGGTTTGGCCGCATGATGATCCGCCTCAAGTGGATTACATCATTCAGAGTTATGACACGGCGTACAGTAAGCGGGAGACGTCGGACTATTCGGCAATTACGACGTGGGGGGTGTTTTATCCTGATCAGGACTCGGGGCCGAATATTATTTTGTTGAATGTGAAGAAGGGCCGGTGGGACTTTCCGGAGCTTAAAAGGGTGGCGTTGGATGAGTACCGGTATTGGCATCCGGACAATGTGTTGATTGAGGCCAAGGCCACGGGGATAACTTTGCAGCAGGAGTTGCGCCGGACGGGCATTCCGGTGACAATGTATTCGCCTGGGGGTAGGCGGGCGGGGCAGGACAAGGTAGCGCGGGCCAACTCGGTGGCGCCGATTTTGGAGTCTGGGATGGTCTGGGTTCCTGAGACGGAGTGGGCTGATGAGTTGGTGGAGGAGTGTGCGGCGTTTCCGAATGGGGATCATGACGATTTGGTGGACTCGACGACGCAGGCTTTGATACGGTTTCGTGCTGGGAATTTTATTTCTCTTGGCACGGACGAAGCTGAGGATGACACAGAGGTTCCGGCTTCGGTGGAGTATTACTGACTCTGTGCAATTTCATCTCTAAGGAGAAGTGTCATGTTGGAATCGAGCATTGAGGATAGGGATCATTCGGAGTTTATTCGGGGGCTGTATGTGGATGTTCTCAGGCGGGAGCCGGATGAAGAGGGCTTTCGGTTTTGGGAGAGGTACGAGCCCAGGTCTAATTTGGTAGCTGCGTTTATGGTAGAGGCTCAGAAAGAGCTTGCAGCAGCCTAGCTATAGGGGCCCCCGCAAGGGGGCTAAAACAAAATGAGTGGAACGATTGTTCAAAACCCAGACGGCACGGCTACTTTAGTGCATCCTTTTTGGGGGCCTATACACACTGTTTCAGGTCCTAATGCCGCGTCCCTTTTACAACAAGCGTACCCAACAGCTACTTTTTCTGGCACGACCAGTGGAACAACAACTTCCACAGCATCAGCACCCTCTTCTTCTGTCACTGTCGGCGGGGCATCAACCTCACCTGCTTTGACGGTAACGGCTCCTACTGTGTCTGACAGTCAGATTCAGTATTATTACAACCAGTATTTGAATCGGACGCCTCGGGCGGACGAGGTAGCTTTTTGGCGTGATTATTCGACAAAGAACTCTCCTGAGCAGACTTTAGCGGCTTTTCAGCAAAGCTCCAGAAAAGAGATTGGTGAGTTTTTAAGAGCGGGCTATGCCAGTAAAGGGGTTTCCTTTACCGAAGCGGACATTAACGCATGGACGGACCGGGCGATTAACGAGGGTATTGTTAATGCGCAAAAGGCCTGGGATGCGAGTACTACCCCAAAACCCACGACTCCCGGAACCACGACTCCCGGAACCACGACTCCCGGAACCACGACTCCCGGAACCACGACTCCCGGAACCACGACTCCCGGAACCACGACTCCCGGAACAACGGCTACAGGAACTCCGCCTGTTGACTATAGCGGAGAGGTAAACAACCTCTACGCGCGGTACTTGAACCGTACTCCTCGTGCCGATGAGATTGACTTTTGGAACAACTACTACAGGACAAACACGCCTGAGCAGACCTTAGCGGCGTTTAAGGAGTCGGCGAGAAAAGAGCTTGGAGAGGTCTTGTCTTCTGGTTACACCTCCGTTCTTAACCGTCAGCCGGGTCCAGAGGAAGTAAATTACTGGGTGAATTACGCCTTGGACAATGGCGTGGTCCAAGCGGCGTCGGCCTTTAATGTTGGCGCGCGAGACGAGTTAGCGGCTAAGGGAGGGGGTACGCCAGGGGTGGCCACGGGCAACTTGGTCTCGGAACTGACGGGCAACTATCCGTACGGTAGTGGTGGTGGGATATACAAGAGGACTCCGCAGGAGGAGTTCATGTACCAGGGCGAGTTGGCCAGGATTCCTATTACGACGACGATTGCCAATCCTGTGATTCCCACGACCACGGCGCTATCTCCTGGGATGGCCCGGATTCGTGCTTCTGGGGAAATGACTCCTGAGCAGTATTACGCGAACATTCGTGAGGGGATGACGAGTGGCAAGCTCACCAAGGAGCAGCAAGATGCGCTTTTGGCTGGAGCGGGGGCCACGGCCCAGGATGTAGGGGTAGCGATGGGGACCATTGCTCGTCCGCTCACGTTCACGCCTCCCGCGATGCCTGGGGCCACGGCCGGGACGACGCAGAGTATTGGGCAGTTTATTCAGTCGAAGATTCCTCCTGTTACGCCGACCAAGGAGCAGGCGGGGCCGGTATTTACTCCGGCGCAGGTAACGGCGCAGTTGGAGCTTGAGCGGTTAAAGGCGGCCAATGCCCCGTCGGCGGTGGGTCTTGCCAGGGGCGGTGATGTGGGGTCCGAGGCTAGGCGAATGTTGTTAAATCTTGGGGGTGCCCCTGTAAAAAAGTTTTCTGACGGCGGCTCGGCTGGTGAGTCGTCGTCTGATGTTGACCTGATGGAAGAGATTGCCAGTGGCTTTGCTGGGGGCCGTGAGCCTGGGAAAGCGGAAGAGCTTTTTAGGGCCGTGGTCGAAGGTGGCCAGGGATTCTTGGGTCTTGAGCCTGGGCGCAAGGGCAGTGAGCCGTATCGGACGGGTCAGGCGTTGTCTAATTTGCCTGCATTGGCGTTGCCAGCGGCGGCGATCAAGGGAACGGGCAAGGCGAAGGACGCGTTGAAGGCGTTGGGGAAGAAGGAAACACTTAAAAAAGCTGCCCCTCCGGGGGTTCTTGTCGGACCTGACGGAGAGCCTGTTGTAATTTATCGTGGAGTAGTGTTTGCTGGAGACCCAACTGAAGGAATGATGGCAGGTGCTCCAAGGTCCGGTTACGCTACGTTTGGTAGCACATCACCACATGTTGCTTCAAGTTACGCTAACCCTGATTTAGGGTTAGGGGAACGTGGAGCAGTTACTCCGTTATTTGTGATGGCGGATCAGGTAGTTGAGTTTCCGGTTACTGTAGATCGATATGGATTGCGTAAGTTTGATAAATTTGAATTCGACCGCCGTGCGCAAGGCTTGAAGGAAGGTCAGGTGTTAGTTGCCCGTGATGTCGTGGACTATGGTCCTCGCGCAAGGGTAGATCTTGATCCCCAAAAAATGTATTCCTATGGCAGTGACGTATATGCCTTTGGACCGAAGACAAAAACCGCACCTGCTGTTGGTAAGGCGAAGGATGGCGAAGTCTCGACAGAGGACTTCATCCGCAAACAAAAAGCCCCCGAAATCAAAAAGTCGGGCAAGGCGAAGGACGCGTTGAAGGCGTTGGGGAAGAAGGATGCGCCTGTTGTTGACTTTGCCCGTGTGTTTGATGAAGTGGACAAGCTGCCTACGAACCAATACATAGATGATATTAGAAGCGCGCATATTGGTGGTGTTGGGAATTTTGGAGAAGGTGACGCGAAATATTTTTTCTTTAGGGTTCCTGGAGGAGAGCAGTACATCAAGCAGTCCCAGCAGATAGCCAAGAAAAATCTTGGTAATCAGTTTATGGGGTACCGTTTGATGTCTAGGGATGAGTTTGAGGCACTGCAGGCAGGAGATGTAGGTGACCTGTTGTCCTTTTCCCTTGATCGCAATGCAGCAGAAGCCTTTAGAAATTTTGTTAAGAACCAGAATCGTAAGGATCTGGTAGTGGCTCAAGTGCCGTTGACCCCGAAACATGTGGTTGCCTTTGGTAGTCCTGGTGAAAAAGAAATTATTGTGGACACGGCGCAGGGCTGGGCAATGGATGCTTTTAGACTTGCTGACCCTGTCCGCAAGCGTCAGGCAGGCTCCCCGCCTGAGGGTGAGATGAGCAATGACGAGTACATCCAGCAGATGTTCACGGGCACGTTGCCCGCTGAGGACCGTAGAAACCCCAATGTCCTTCGTGATCTAGTGCGTGGGGTTACGTACACGCCGTTTGATTTACTGGGTGGGGCGGTGGACATTAGCGCGTTGCTCATGCAGCCTTTTGGGTATAACGTCGAGAAGCCGGTTGGTGGGAGTGACTGGTTCATTGAGCAGGCGGCCAAGCGCGGGTTAGTGCAACCTTCTACGGGATCCGGGGCCGAGTTATTGGGTCGAATTGCCGGGGGCATTGCGACTCCTGGGGCTGCGAGGGGCGTGGGCAGGGCTGCGAGCAAGGCCGAGGAGGTGATTGCCAGGGAAATGCAGACGGCGCCAGCTGGTGTAATCAAGCTTCCTGGTGGGAACTATCTGGCTGGGGAGGTGGAGAAGGCTTTAAATGAAACCAAAACCTTGACTGCGGGTCTGGTAGGTAAGACACCTGAAAGTGTTTTGGCGGAAATAAAAGCAACTTATCCGCCAGAGGTTGTAAAGACTCTTTCTCCTGAATCGGTTGCACAGATAAATCGGGCTTTTGCTGATCTTGAGCCAAAGGTGGCGCTTAACAAGTGGATCGACAGCAAGCTCACCAAGTATGTGAAGAATGACATGGCCACGGAGCGTGATCCTTTGCGCTTGCAGGCTGACAAGTGGGCCACGGAGCAGCAGCCTAGGTTGTTGGCGGAGAAGGATGTGCAGATTGCCAAGGCCAAGGCGGACATGGAGAAGGCGCAGCGTAAACGGGGTGTAGAGCCTGAGGTGCTCACGCGTTCTCGGGCGCGGATATTGGAGCTTGAGAAGGAACGGGAGTTTATTGCGGCGCGTACTGGGATGCATTACACGCCGCGAGAATCTCCGGTAAACGTCATGCTTAGGGAAGACCGAGAAAGCGCTGGTTTTCCACGCGAACCTTTTGCTACTAGCCCAATAGCCAGAAACTGGGAAGCATTAGCCGACCGATACCTTACCCCACGGGCAAGTGCGGAAAGGGTCAGAGGTTCAGGTTTCTTTTTACGGGGGGATTATGCCCAGCGCATAATGGCTGAAAACCCTTGGCTGTCTAATGTTCCGCCAGAGACTCAGGTGCAGATGTTGAACAGGGGTTTAAGTCAGCAAGACACGGGATTCAAGCACATGACGGACGAGCTCCGTAATGCCTTGAATCCTGACTCGGGGCTGCCTCCCAGTCTTCAGATAAGTGTTAAGGACTTGGAGAAGATGACCGTGCCTCAGGCCGCGAACCTTGTTGACCGGATCAATGCACATCGTGCGGTGCAAAAAGCGGAGGCCGATAAGCTCGCGGCGCAGAAGTCGACTGAGGTGTACAAGGAGTACCCGGAGACAGAGCAGGGGTTGCGGTGGGTGGAGATAAAAATACCCAATATGCCTGAAGATTTTAAGTTACCTGAAGGCTATAAGGTTGTAAAAGACGATAGGGCGCATATGCAAAAAACACCTTGGTTTGTTCAAGGGCCCGACGGAGACATCCTAGCTAGCGAGAAGGGGCTGTTTCATGCAACGCCAGAGGAAGCATTAAAAAATGCTACAAAAACAAAATACAGAGAAGGTGCGTACACAGAGCTAGAAAGTGCTCTCAAGTACGAAGGCGACATCATGCAGCACTGTGTAGGTGGGTATTGCCCTGATGTTCTTAGTGGCGAGAGTCGCATATTCAGTCTGCGTGACTCATCTGGCAGGCCACACACTACGATTGAGGTGAAGCCTAGTGAAAACCCCTACCCTATTAGCGATGCGGAATTTTCAAGACTAGATCCACAGACAAAAGCACAGTACGGAGAATATGTTCGTCAATGGAGGCGGCGTAATCCAGACATTGAAGATTTGACAGATGAGCACGTTGCTATGGCTTTAGCAGAGGCGGGCGTTCCGCCAGCACCTTTGCAAATTACCCAGATAAAAGGCATTAACGACCGGAAACCTGCAGCAGAGTACATTCCGTTTGTGCAGGATTTTGTTAAAGGCCAAAAATGGTCTTTGGTGAAGGACTTACAAAATACTGACCTAATTGATTTACGAGACACAGACCGTGCGTTAAATGCTTTAGGCACTCGCGACTTGGGTGAACTTAAACGCATTAAAGAAGCCGTTAAAAACGATTACATAACACCCGAAGAATTGTTGCAGTTTAAGTCTCCTGTGGGCAAATCTCAAGGCGGCGTAGTGAATGGCTACGCCGCAGGCGGTGAAGTGACGAAGTTCATCAAGGAACGGTCACGGGGATCGCCACCGGAGGGTGAGATGACAAACGACGAGTACATCCAGCAGATGTTTACTGGAACGCCGCCCATGGACCGTCAAAGAAACCCAGGCATCTTGCCTCCGGAGATCCGTGGTGCGGTGGACGTGCCCCTGGACATTTTGAACTTGCTTGTTCGTGGAACAGTCGGAGCGCCGGTAGGTTCAGCGTATGGTGTGTACAAGGGTGTCACGGGTGGGAAGTATGGGACGCCTGAAGGGGTGCAAGAGGCGAGTTCCGAGGCTGGGGAGATGATGGCCAGGATCACGGGCCAGCCGAAGACGCAGACTGCGCGGGACGTGTTGGGGTTTATTGGCGAGAAGGCCGAGGCCTTGAAGCTCGCCCCCATGCCGCAATTGCTAACCCTCCCGGCCCCTGGTCCAGGAGCCGCGTCGGCTTTACTGAGGAACTATGAGCTTGCGCAGACGCCGCCGGTGGGCGCGGTAAAGCCGCGTGGTGGTCTATTTATTGGCCCGGAGAAAGAAGGGTCGGGGATAGGAAAATATTTTAGAAACACTAAGAATGACCTAGAGAACCTCGTAGACAACGACCAACTTGATCCAAACAGAGCGAAGACGATTCAAGAATTTATTGAGAAGCAGGGCAAGACGTACTTCACTACTACCTATGGAACGGCTTTTGATCAAGTGCGCAAAGCCCTGTTAGATGGTCGTGTTCCGATTATGGGGTCTGATAGAGAACGGGGTGGTTTTAGACGTTATTTAATGGCCGGATTAAGGAGTCAGAACGAGGATCTTAGGACCGAAGCTAGATCTGATTTTGAAAAACTTTATGACCAAAGAACGGGGATTTCTGCTTTTGGGTATCAAGAAAACCCCGCCGACTACTCTCTCAGACAACTTCGAGATGCTTCGCAGCGCGAAAAGATGGTAGAAGAAGGTCTGCGCTTGCGTTCAGGGGGTTTAGAAGATTTTGAAATAAACCCCGCTGTTTCGTCTATTTTAAGGCCTGAGAGCATGGAGGACCTGTACTCTCCGCAATACCAAAAAGACTTGGCCGCAATATTTAGATCAACTCCAGTGAAGAAAAAAGGCACTGTTACTGAACCCCTTGCTAGAGGCTTACTAGAGGGCGAAACCGCCTATGACGTAAGCCCATGGAGTCTAGATATCTTTAAATCAAAAAATGTTGCCCAAGCGCTCTCTGCATTAACCGATGACGAGCTTAAGAGGCGGGATTTTCCTGAGGCGTTGATTGAAGGAACGAGACGAGTTAGGTTTGAGCGCGAGTGGGAAGATGTTCTAGATATGGCGGCAAAAAACAAGCCTATATCAAAAGAACTTTTTGACATAGGCGTGGAAGAAAAGCTTAGGATGGGTGACGACCGCTGGGTGCGGGTCATGACAAAGCCAGCGGTTCGTCTTGAGGGTAAAGCGCAGCACCACTCTATTGGTGGCTACGGGACCTCAAAGGCGTATAACCTAGGCGGAATAAAGGCCTTTGATTCCGGAAAGGCTCAGGTCTTTTCTTTGCGTAGCCCAGACGGTTATCCCCGTGTGACAGTAGAGGCAGAGCAGCTGGCCGATGGCAAACTAGATATTACCCAGATCAAAGGAACTTATAACGGCTTGCCCCCTCTTGAAGACCAAAAAATGACGATTGATTTTTTAAAGTCACTTCCTATCGGCGGTGTTGTAAGGCAAGAATCTTACAATGTAGATACTAAGAACAACCCGCTTCCAGATCGTGTCTGGGTGGAGTGGCGTGACATGTATGAAAAGGCGAAGTACCAGTGAAGACCATCGTCCACGTCAACCAGCATGTGATTAAGGCCAACGGCAAGACCGGGGCCCGTGATCCGGTGTTAACGGTCAAGACGTACAAGACCAACACCTATGCGCATGAGGTGGTGATCAACGGCCCGTGCCGGATTGTCTACCGTCCGGACAAGCCCCTGTCGTGTGGTGCGAAGGTCTGGATTGAGACTGAACACGAAGTCATTCCTCTGGTAGAGTACGGGGCTATTGCCAAGTCTTTGATTAAAGAGGGGATTGTGAAAGACAAAGAAGGGATGGTCGCATGCCTATAGACAAGGCGGTAAATCCAGCGCCTGCGTTGGAAATTGAGATCGAAGAAGCGGGCCCGATGCCCGAGGTAGAGATCATCATCGAGCCAGACGGTGGTGCGACGGTCGAGATCGACACCAAGGCAGACGATGTGGACTTCTACGACAACCTTGTGGACGTGATCGACAAGGCAGAACTCTCGGCAATCTCGCTTGAGCTCTTGGACATGTTCGAGGCGGACAAGTCCAGCCGTGAGCAGTGGGAGCAGATGTATGCCAAGGGGCTGGATCTTCTTGGTCTAAAGGTCGAAGAGCGCACGAAACCCTTCCGTGGCGCGGCCGGTGCTGTGCATCCCATGCTCACCGAGTCCATTGTCCAGTTCCAGGCGCAGGCTTTTAAGGAGCTAATGCCCGCTGGAGGCCCGGTTCGGACACAAATCCTGGGCAAAGAGACGATAGACAAGGCGCAGCAGGCCGCCCGAGTGCAGGATTTCATGAATTACCAGATCACCACGGTCATGGAAGAGTACACGCCGGAGATGGATCAGGCGCTCTTTTACACCGGATACGGTGGTTCGGTGTTCAAAAAGGTGTATTACGACAGTCAGTTGGGCCGGATGGTCTCAAAACTGGTGTTGGCGGACGATTTGTACATCCCCTACACCGGTTCGAGCGTCATGTCGCAGTGTTCACGGATCACGAACCGTATTGCGATGGATGCCAACGAGTTCAAAAAGCGTGTGGTAGCGGGGGAATACAGCGACATTGATGTTGTGGAAGAGGATCAGGACACCAATCCGTCTCAGATCCGCACGAATACGGACAAAATTGTCGGAGTTCAGGCCACAGGCTACGCCGAAGAGGTCTTTTTGCTCGAATTCCACGTTAATTTGGACATTTTGGGCTTTGAAGACACCGGAGAAGACGGTGAATCGACCGGAATCAAGCTCCCGTACGTGGTCACAATTGACGAAACAAGCGGCCAAATCGTCGGAGTGCGCAGGAACTGGGAAAAAGAAGACGAATTAAAGCGCCGAATTGAATATTTTGTGCATTACGTGCTTGTCGAGGGCCTTGGCGCGTATGGCTTGGGCTTTGTTCACCTAATTGGCGGTCTTTCCAAGGGTGCGACCAGTGCGTTGCGCCAACTTTTGGATGCAGGGACGCTGGCCAACCTACCGGCAGGTTTTAAAGCCCGTGGAGCGCGGATCGCGGACGATGATAATCCGATCCAACCGGGTGAGTTTAGGGATATTGACGCGGGAGGCGCGGAACTTACGGCCTCGCTCATGCCACTGCCGTACAAAGAGCCTTCGCAGACGTTGTTTGCGTTGCTGGGCTTCTTAGTAGACGCTGGAAGAAGGCTTGCCAGCATCTCGGACATGCAAGTTGGGGATTCCAACCAGATGGCGCAGGTTGGAACGACGCTCGCCTTGCTTGAGCGTGGATCCATGGTCATGTCTGCGATCCACAAGCGGCTGCATTATGCGCAGAGCATCGAGTTTCGGATGCTTGCCAAGGGGTTTGGTGAGTATCTGCCTGATGAGTACCCGTATGAGGTGCCTGGGGCAAGCCGCAAGGTTAAGAAGAAGGACTTTAACAACATGGTTGCGGTTTTGCCTGTGGCAGATCCCAACATTTTCTCAAGCGCGCAGCGCATTACCTTGGCCCAGACGCAGTTACAGCTGGCCCAGAGCGCGCCGCAGATGCACAACATGTACGAGGCGTATTACCGTGTGTATGCGGCCTTAAATGTGCGGGACATTGACGGGATCCTGCGGCCGCCGCAGACCCAGATGCCTCGTGATCCGGCGTCCGAGAACTCCGATGTGTTGAACATGATGCCGCTAAAGGCTTTTGCTGGGCAGCAGCATGATGCGCACGTTGTCTCGCATCTGTTGATGGGAATGTCACCGATGTTGCAGGCCAACCCGCAGTCGGCGATGTTGCTGCAGCAGCACATTCTTGAGCATGTTCGCTTAAAGGCCGAAGAGGCGGTGGAGGCAGAGCTTTTCCAGGGCTATGGCACGGATCCAGACAGGATGGTCTCTGTTATTCAGAAGGAAGGCATGATTGCCTTGAAGGTAGCTGAGTTCACGATGGAAGCCAAAAACATGCAGTCGCAACTGATGGGTGGAGAAGGTGTTCCGGACCCTGTTGTTGCACTAAAAGAGCAGGAACTGCAGATTCGTGCTGCTAATGACCAGATGGACAATCAGATTGACCAGCAGCGCTTGGCCCTGGAGCAGAAAAAAGCCCAAGATGTTCTGGCGGCCAATCAGGCACGGATTCAATCGCAGGAAAACATCGCCCTGTTGCGGGCTGATATGGCTCAGCGCAGGCTTAATCAGGTAGATCAACAACAGAACATTTCACGCATGGAGGCCAGACGAAATGCCCCTCAAAACAGGTAAAAGTCCCAAAGTAGTTAGTGCAAACATCTCGGAAATGGTGAGTTCCTATGGAAAAACAGGGAAGATTGGCACTAGTAAGCCTGAGTCAAAGACAAAGGCAGTTAAACAAGCTACAGCAATTGCTCTTGCGAAGGCAGGAAAGACGAAAAAGCCTAAGGCAACAAGTAACCCAGGAAATACGGGAAGCCGTCCGAAAGGGGTTCCAGGACCTTTCATGACTGTGAAGAAAAA